CTTGACGAACGATATCAATACGGCGCTAGCGAGTATTGCCGACTTGAGATTGAAACGATTCAATCAATCGCTGATCAAGTGTGGGATGAGGACGCTAGTACGCATATTACCCCAGGTACAACTGGTGCATTGCTAAACTTGATCACCGCTGTTATGGTTAATCGAACAAAGATTGACATCGGTGCCGCTACATTAACCATCTATGATGGCGATTGTGTGACACCACTGATTGTGTTTGACCTTAAAGATTCGGCTGGAAATCCAAGTGTGACAGAAGTGTGTGAACGAGTGCCAACGACGTGTTAAAGCCATGGCTATCATAACCAACGCAAAGGGCCTAATTATCACAGGTGGACTTGGAGGTCCAGCTTGTTGTGCTCTTCTCACCGCTCCATTCAGTCTTGTATGTGGTTGTGTTTTTGTTCAAATTACCCCAGGCACGGGTGGTTGGGCTCAATTTCCAGTTACAAATATTCCTGGCGTGCCTCCAGGATCGGCATATTACACACCCGCACCGAAGAACTACGGTCGGGAAATGCGTTACGTTGTGGTCACGTTGAAGTGGAGCGGACGTGAATGGATGCGTAGATATCTCGTGCATAAAGACATTGCAGATATGATTGTTACCGTGTCGGGAGTGTTTAGTAACATCACCGTAACAGTTAAGGGACTGTTCCATGCAACAGGTAGTAATGTTCAGGTGTTCTTTTACGGGCTGAAGCGCTACGTTAAGAAAGCTATAGCGATGTTGAAACAAGACGATAAATAATCTAATCAGCAAGAAATTGCAAGGAATCAACATGGCCGATGAAGCAGTTGTACGTATAAGCAGAGACAAGCCGACTGAACTTGAGTTTCAGGTCGTCGTCAAGGGCACTGAAGATATTAGTGCGAAGACTGCCGTGCGTTTTGTCATTGCTAAAGTTGATGGCACACATGATATGATTTTCCACGCCACTCACGTTGACGGTGATACGTGGCGTGTTGACATCCCAGTACTCGAGCGCCTCACCGATGGTTCCTACGATGTTCGCATTGAGGTGATCATTGACAATTACTATTTTGAGCCTGCTCAAGGTAAAGTTACTCTTCTCTCCGATCCACGTATTTCAATGACATCTACTGTGAAGGCGAAAGTTAAGCCCAAAGCCAAGAAAGAGAAAGTCGAGGAACGTGCTCCAGGTACTGGTACTGCGTTTGGTGGCATGGAAGCACCCACAACAAATAACCTTCGTCCAGAGTTTCCACCTGTTACCAAACACGTTGAAAAAGAAGACGATGAAGACGATGACAAGAAGAAGAAGAAATTACCGTTTATCGTTAAGCCTGGTGAAGGAGTGCCAGAAGCACAAGACGATGGCAAGAACGACGTAGAAGAATTCGATGAATTGAGAGAAGGATTTAATCCACAACGTGTTGCTGAACAGATCATTATGAAGACATTGGGATTGAACAAACAACAACGACGTGCAATCGCTAACAAACCTGGCTACTTGTTCAAGCGGGGAGCCGATGGCAAGCCAGTTATCGCAGCTCTTTCAGATCCGAAAGTTCAAAGGGATCTACGAGAACGAGAAGGCGCAATCAAAGAAGAAAAAGTCAAAGCTTTGCTACGTGAATTAGCGAATTAAGCCCTGCTGTCTCAACGTATCAACCAGCTTGATTATGTGCTTGCACACTCCACTCACTTGAGCAGGATTGGCTGGTGGTCGTGTGGTGGTCTTTCGTTGATATAGTGGAGGCTTCGCACCTTGGAGTGCATCGTCACTATAGTTCTGCATTGCAAAGCGGTAGTGAAAGTCTAGGCAACCACAATTCACCTTAACGCGACTCCCCTGAAGAGAAATCGGCTCAATTGTATGTTCTTGACCATCTGTTCCCATAAACGTTGCGCCTTCACCATCATCATTATGTGGGACGTCCGAGAAGACAATGACTTGATTGTAATCGTGACCGTTGCTACGTGAAAGGGATTTGACTTGAAGTCCGCCAGCCACCGGAACGTATTGAATGTTTGTTACGTTAACTTCACCAGTTGCATGCTGACGTTTTTGAGTGTTAGGAAAACCGACCTGAATATTCTGGCGGAGTTTGTCGTACGTGGCTTCTTCTTCAAGAGCTTGTACGATGCGCTCTCCTCGAACGACTCGGAGCCGTGTCTTTTTATTCGACGGTTTGAACTTCATCAAACTCTCCTTCCTTCGGTCCAACCATCGACATATACTGTTGGCGAACAGCCTTTTCGGGAACCTTCTTGTCATCCCGTGTCTCTTGACGAGCCACGAGAGTCTGCAAATCAGTTGGAAGGAGATATGCGACTGTCTTATATCCTTGCTTGCGAGCTTGATCCAGATAATGTCTGCGGCGCTTAGGTGTGAGGTTTGTATTGTCGACAAAGAGGTCCTTGCCCGTCTTAATCATCTCTGCAAACCGCTGATTTGCTTTATTTGCAAACTCCTTGTCTTCCGCCGCTGCGGCCCACGCCCTCTCGTAATCATTGGGGTCATACCATTCGTGACGAAGCGCGTCCAGCGAGAAGACCTGAATGCCCGGTATTTTAGCCTGTAGACCGCGCAGAAGCGTCGATTTGCCCGCCCCAGATGGTGCGATTGGCATGTACAGGGTAGGACGATTTGGACTGATTACTTCGTTGATTTTCATGGTAACCCTTATTTCCTAATGATGTATTTATTTTACGCGCGGTTGGAAACAAAGTCAACTGAAAGAGATCGGCAGAGGAATGTCATTATCGTCGTATTCGCCGTCTACCGTCATCTCATCCTGAAGATAGGCATGCGTGTACAGCTTGTCGTAAGCGTCCTGATCGAATGCGGAGATTTCTTCCAACAGCCGTATGACGATCAAAGAGCCCATGACTAAGTCATCGGTCGATCCCTTCTTGGCTGAATACGATCCGCCCTTACGGACAAAATTCTTTGCTTCTTCAAGTAAACGCGACGATCTGATTTTCATCGTACCACGTTCGATCAGTTCTTTAAACGCAACACATGCCTTCATCTTCGACTTGCCCGTTGTTGTCATTCCTCTTCGTTTCCTTCCTGGTTCGGAAATGAACTCGGCCATTTCCGGTTGAGTTTCATCGGCTTCATATAAGGAGATGATTCCTTCACCGACACCATTGTTTTCAACAGAGAAGTATACTGTGCAGTGTGCTCGTTCGAGCGCCTTGAGTAACTTTTTCAACACGTAGTATGATGAAACAGTTGACCTTGTATTTGATCGGAATTCAGCAAGTTGTTCAAGTGAAGGAAACTCATACGCTACAACAGTCGTATAGTCTTCGCCAGTACCTGTCGCTGGATCTACACCAATCAAAACAGTCGATCCCTGTGAAGGCTGTTTGAAGAATACCACTTCGTCCATCGTGCCGACTGGTACAACATTTGCTAATTCCAATGTGAGATTTTCTAGCGCGAGAGTATCGATCAATAGCGGATCGGATGATAGGAAACGACATTCGTATTCCTGTAGCCAACGTGTTTCACCAACCTTTGCAATTTCCTCTGCTTTGAATTTCTCATCGCGTCCTGGTGGTTCATCCCAACGAACTTGGAAAGGAGCGAAACCGTTACTTCCAACTCCTCGTACACCATAATTCGTTGGAATTTGAGCTCCACGCCACAGTTGGGCAAAGGTGTTCGTATCTCCGTTTGGCGTTGAGCAGATAATACACTTACCACCTGTTGAAAATGTTGGTGATACAGCTCCCCAAAATTCTTCTTGCACGCCGTCACGAACGAATGCAAACTCATCCAAGAACAACAGCGATGCTGCGAAACCACGAGCAGAATCTTCTGATGTTGGGTTGGATTTGATACGAGAGCCGTTGTCGAAGCCCATGTCGTGTTTGTTCCAGCCATCATCTGTAAGACCAGGCTTTAACCACATTGGCAAACGTTCATAGATGAAGCGGATGCGGTGAATCATTTCCATTGCGTTTCTGTCTTTGTTCGACAACACCATAACTGTTTGTTCAAAATGAAACATAGCATACCACAATAGATAGGCACCAGACGTCCAGCTCTTACCAGTTTGACGAGCGGATAAGACAATAACTTGACGATGGTCGTCGAAGGTTCTAACAAGCTCAGCTTGATACGGATACATCTTGAACGGAATTGCACCTTGTGTTGCATGTTGGATTACGCAATAGTTCAGGATGAAGTGAACAGGGTCATTCGCGCACTTTTCTAATTCGAGGAGCTGCTCAGGAGTATAGCTTGATTGCTCGTGAGCTTTCTTGAGGTACGGGTTTTTATTACGGGCCACGATCTGCTCCTATAAAACGATTACGCTTGCTACTGTTGGCGCTTTTTGTCATCAGTTGTAAGTTCGAGAGACAATGCAAACCACAAACCACATCGCTAGTAAGAGGAACTATATGATCAACTGTATACTGAACGCCTGTTTCACGAGTTAGCACCGCTGCCTCGGTGTATAATTGAATAATAGCATGTTTTTCTTGTTTGTACCAAGGCGGCGTGGCCTGTTGTTTTCTTGCACGTCTTGCACTATTCCAAGCAGCCCGCTTTGCTTGATTCAACTCGCGGTAACGTTTCGCGCGAGCCCGAACCAACTCTTTGTTTTGTTGATAGTACTGTCTACGTTGTTCCTTGAACGCTTCTTTGTTGTCTCTATATCTTTTATTTTCACGAGCTAAATGAGATTGGTAACTCTTGTTTCCCCTTTGCTTTTTGGTAGCGTATTTTGGACGAAAGGAACGTAAACAATCCTTACAGTAAGGGTGCAAACCGTTGGGTCGGGAACGATCCTTATGAAAATCGCTGTCTGTTTTGATTAGGAGACATTTTTTACACTGCATAGTGCCCGTATTTAGCGCTTTATTTTGGTGAATTACCTTTGTACATACACAATTGAAGAACGTAGTAGCTTCTGACCTTGCGCCTTCTTTTCGCCCATGCGAACTCTCGAGGCCGATACGATCATGGCACGAATTCCGCGCATTCCTTTATCAGCAAGGACACCAGCACGTGTGGCGTCATTACGAATGAGGACAACGGGTGCGTTATCACCAAAATCAGCAACGTCTATCAGTATTTTTGTTACTTGGATTGTCAGTTCGTTTTTCTCTGCATCGTAATAGAAATCGTCATCGGAAAACGTTCGAATCAAAACGCCTCCTGTGTTTGGTTTAATGTCCGTTCCAAAAACAAGATGATGAATTTCTTCAGGATGTAACGACGCCGCGATGCTTCGATCAAGTCTGTAAACCTTCGACGCCGGATCTTTTCGCAGTCGCACTTTACCTTGACGAATTAACTTGGTAATGATTATACTTGCTTCACTACGAAATGCTGTGTCAGCAGACTCCCAATATTCAGCATTGTCTTTTTTGAGTGAGAAGTTGTACACGTTGCCTTGTCCAGTGAGCCGAATGTCAGCTTTCTTAAAGCCCGTTGTATCATTGCCGACGGTTTGAGCTTCTGTTATGTTTGAAGCAGTAAAGCTGCGGTTTGAACCAGCGAAAATGATGTTAATAGGCTTTCCGACTGTGGTCAACACTTGGTTGATCTTCTTGGCAAGAAGATCTTCGTTGCCTAACCCGTATGCGGCTCTTCCTTGGACAGCCGATGGTTTTATGAGGAGGTTGATTCCTTCATACTCAATATGACCAATGCTCGACTTGACTGTTGTTCTAATGTGTTTAGCACCGGGAAGTTGGTGTGTGAGCCGTTGCATAACTTCTTGGCGATTTCCATCTACCAGCACCTTAAGAGTCTTCCCGGACTCTCGACGTAGGTTTTTGTATCCAAGGCCCTTGAGTTGTTTTTCAACATCCACAATGTTTACCATTGGCTGGCCTTCCAATAATCGGCGGGCGCCAATGAGTTCCATTGTTATGCTTTCCTATCAGCTAGAATACGTAAGATCTCGTTGCGGTCCGCAACGATGAGATTGTTGTTCACTGTTTTTGCACCGCCTTCGCCTGCTGAGATTGTTGAAACTTGGTCTTTGTGCTTCTTTAGTTCACGCTTTTCACGTACTGCACCAAGCGCAACATTCAGCATCGCAGCCGTTACCTCACCGATGCGAGCCTTGTACTTGCCTTCGACGAGATCCATTGCATCACTAACAGTTGCGACGTTGCCCATTGCTGTGCTATACACCTCTTCTATCTTTTCTTCAATCTCCTCATCCTTTGCGTCGTATTCGGGCATTTTGACCACTTCTGCTGGAAGCATTTCTGTGTACTCAACTATTGTTGTGCCCGGATCCAAATCTAGGACCGCTTCCATTGGATGTTCAATCGCTTTCGTCTTCTTTATTGTTTTCATTTGAATACGCTTCTCTCGGTGATTATGCGGAACTTCATGTTGTTCTGTTGACAGAACGTATCCGCTGCTTTCCATTTAGCCATATTTATTGCCCAAGTTGCCGACTCATACAATCGATATTTCGAATTTGTGCGAGGGCTGCGCGTCTGTGCTTTGGGCTTCACCTCGATGATTTCTTGCAGGATTTCGCCATCCCTGTTCACATATTCAACCCAATAGTCGGGAAAGTAACGATGCACCTTTCCATCAGTCGGCTTCACATAAGGTATAACAACCTCTTCACTGGACCATTGAAGTACACGTTCGTTATTGTCCAGAAATTGATGCATCTGGAGTTCGTAAGAGGAACGATACACCACTTTACTCAAATCGCCAACATACTTATGTGGATTTTTTGGCGTGTACCTTCCCTGGAGCCAGTGCTTGTTAAACGCCATATTAGAACGGTGATGCTAATGTTGCATCACCAATGAACTGTTGTGCTGGTGGTGACGCTGAACCGCTCGCAGGATTTGGGTTATTGGTATCTATTGGACCACAATCATCTTGACCAGTAACAGGTGCGCCGGCTGGAATACCGTTGCTGTTTGGTCCTGTTGCAGCGGATGGAGAATCAATGTACTTGAGAGAGTACAGAGCTGAGTTTGCAATGCCAGCTGATGCAGATTGAGCTGATCGAGCCAATTGACCATCACGGAAGGAAACATTTGTATCAATGTAGCATGTATCGTAGACGAACGACAATTCAACGCTCGTGGGAGCTGACTCTGCCATACTCAGTTCATCTAATTTGAGATCAGTGATACGAGGATTATAGCATCGATAGACGTTCATCACACGACCTGCATCAAATAGGTGATAGAGAATGATCTCACTGAACAATGTAACTCCTGCACCGCTGTTTAAAGGTCCATGAGAAGCAGTCGAATAGCGACCTTGAAATGACACACCATCAATTGCGGCGCCTGTTTTATC